ACGAGGAAGGGAACCGCAAACTCCCCCACCTCGGCGACGCGGGTCGCGGGGTCAACCGCCAACTCCCCCACCTCGGCGACGCGGGTCGCGGGGTCAACCGCAAGCTCCCCCACCTCGGCAGCGCGGGTCGCGGGGTCAACCGCAAACTCCCCCACCTCGGCGACGCGGGTCGCGGGGTCAACCGCCAACTCCCCCACCTCGGCAACGCGGGGCAAGGGGTTACCGCCTACTTCGCCGCTCTTGGTAAGCGTCTGCGCAACGTGCGCGTGGCGTGCGGCGAATGGCGGCGGGTGCTCGGCGCCAACATCGGCGCCAACAACGGGATCGCGGGCATCATGCTCGACCCTCCGTACGCCGAGGGCGCTGCGGACTACGGCGTGGGCGGCACGGCGACGGGCATCGACGCCGAGGTGCGCGAGTGGGCCATCGCCAACGGTGACAACCCGCGCCTTCGCATCGCGCTCTGCGGGTACGAGGGCCACCACGCGATGCCAGACACGTGGCAGTGCGTGCCGTGGAAGGCCCGCAAGGGCTACAGCAGCCAGGGCGCCGATGGCCACAACGGCAACGGGGACCGCGAGCGCGTCTGGCTTTCGCCGCACTGCCTGGGCGTGAGGCAGCGCAGCCTCTTCGACGGAGGCGACCCGTGACCGCGCCCACTCGCCCCGACCGCCTCGACGCGCTGCTCATCGCCGTCGCCGTCCTCATCGCGCTCTTCGCGCTCTGGCTCCTCGACCTGCTGCGCGCCGCGAACGTCGCGGACTGACCGCCTGCGCGCGCCCCCAACCACAACGGAGGTCCCATGCCCACGCCGCCCCCGATGCCCACGTGCCTCTCCTGCAACTCCACGCACCTCGTCGTCTTCGGCTACTGCGAGCGCTGCCGCCAGCCGCCCGAGGATCCCGAGTGGGCCGTCGCACGCCGCGGTGAGACCGCCGAGCAGAAGCGCCGTCGCATGGCGCGGCAGACGCCCGAGCAGAAGGCGTACACGCGCGCCTACCAGAAGGAGTGGCGCGAGCGGAAGAAGGCCGAGATCGCCGCGCAGGCTGCGGCGAAGCGGGCGCAGTTGCTCGAGAGCGATGTGGAGGGGATGCCGTGACAGCCCCCGCCACCCTGGTGGCCCTCCCCACCCTCCGCCCCTACCAGCGCCGCGCCATCGCCGATGCCCGCCGGGAGTTCGCCGGCGGCGCGCGCTCCGTCGTGGTCGTCGCCCCGACCGGCGCGGGCAAGTCCGTGATCCTCGCCGCGATGGCTCTCGAGCACATCAAGCGCGGCGGCCGCGTGCTCGTGGTCGCTCACCGGCGCGAGCTCGTCCGGCAGGCCGCGGGACACCTCGAGAAGCACGGCATCCCCTCGCGCGTCCTCGTCGGCGGCACCGCCCTCGGGCCCGCCGACGCACGCGCGACCGTCGCCGCGATCCAGTCGCTGAACTCCAAGGGGTGGCGCGACCGTCTGCCCCCCGCGACGCTCGTGATCTGGGACGAGTGCCACCACATCAAGGCGCCTTCGTTCCTCGCCGTGCAGCAGGCGTACGCGTCGGCGTTCCACGTCGGGTTCACCGCGACCCCCGAGCGTACCGACCACTCCCCGCTCGGCGATGTCTTCCAGCGCATGGTGGTGGTCGCCTCCGTCGCCGAGCTCGTGACCGACGGGTGGCTCGTGCCCTGCGAGGTGTGGGCGCCCACGTCGTCGACCAAGGCGCTCGCGGCCGACGCCGCCGAGGCGTACATGGAGCGCGGCGAGAACAAGCGGGCGATCGTCTTCTGCGCGAACGTGACCCACGCGAAAGAGGCGGCCGAGTCCCTCCAGCAACAGGGCGTACCCGCCGAGTACGTCGATGGCTCCATGCCCTCGCGCGACCGCGACGACCGTCTGGCCCGCTTCGCCTCGGGCGCGACCCGTGTGATCACCAACTGCAACCTCATCTCGGAGGGCTTCGACGTGCCCGCGTGCAAGTGCGTCGTCATCGCGCGCGGCTGCGACTCGGTGGCCATGTACCTCCAGATCATCGGCCGCGCACGGCGTCCCGAGTCGTCGGGGGAGTCGGCGCTCGTGCTCGACCTCCGCGGGGCCGTCCACAAGCACGGCATGCCCGACGCCGATCGCGCGTACGCCCTCGACGGGGAGGCCATCTCGACCGGCGACAAGGTCGACCCCGTCAAGCAGTGCAAGCGGTGCGGCGCTGTCTTCAAGCCGCAAGTCATCTGCCCGAGGTGCGGCGCGTCGGCTCCGTTGCCCGAGTCGCCCGAGGTGCGGCGGGAGCGCCTCGAGAAGATCAGCCAAGCGCAGACCGAGGACCAACGGCGCGAGTACTGGGACCGCCTCCAGGCCGAGGCGCGCGCGAGGAACTTCCGCCCCGGGTGGGCATTCCACAGGTTCAAGGCGAGGTACGGCGTGCCCCCGCGGTTCAGCACGCCGCTCGCCGACGCCCTGCACGCCGACACGCACGACACCCTGCACGAGGCCGCATCATGAGCACCGCCACCATCGCCGCTCCCCGCGAGGCCGACATTCAGCAGGCCGTCCGACTGGCCCTCGGGCTCGAACCGGGGCTCGTGCTGTGGCGCAACAACGTCGGGGCCGCCGTGCACCACGACTCCGGCCGCCCCGTCCACTACGGCGTCGGCGGCAAGGGCGGGAGCGACCTCATCGGCCTGCTGTCCGTCGAGGTGTCGACCGTCTGCGAGGAGCCCGCTGCCGGCGTGCCGATCCATGTCTGCCTGGGCCACCTATCCACCCTCGCGCGCTTCGTCGCCCTCGAGGTCAAGCGACCCGGCGGTCGCATCACAAAGGAACAGACCGACTTCCTCGCCCTCGTGCGCTCGCTCGGAGGCTTCGGCGCCGTCGTGCACAGCGTCGAGGAGGCGCGCGACGCCATCGCCCGAGCTCGGCGAGGGGAGCGCGCCTGATGGCCGACGCGACCGAAGACCCCACCGCTCCCGCGTCCTCCCTCGCCCCATCCACCACCGTCACCACCGCCACGAGCACCGCCATGAACGCCGACCCTACCCCCGCGCCGACCGTCGCGCGTGCGGAGATCATGCTGTGGCCGAACCTCCAGGACACCGAGGGCACCAGCGTTTCGACGACGTGGGACGAACTCTTCTCCACGTGGGAGGACCCGCCCCGCTTCGCCGGCGACACCCGTCACGGCGGCTGGTCGGCCTGCATCTGCGAGCCCCCGCACCGCGCCGCCACCAACGTCTGCGGGCTCTCCGCGCTCGTGCTCGACTACGACAACGGCACGCCGCTCGACGACGCCTGCGGCACGTGGCGCGAGTACATGGGCGCCCTCCACACCTCGCGGTCTCACACCGCGGAGAAGCCCCGGTTCCGCATCGTGCTGCCGTTCTCGCGCATCGTCACCCCCGACGAGTACGCGATCCTCTGGAGGTGGGCGCAAAAGCTTTCCGCCGCCGAGGGTCACCGCATCGACCCCGCGTGCAAGGACGTGGCCCGCTTCTGGTTCCGCCCGGCGCGCACCGCTGCGTACGAGACTCGGCGGCTCCTCGGCGACCGCGCGATCGACGCCGACATGATCATCGCGGCCCACAAGTACGAGGAGCACGAGCGGCAGCGCGCCGCGCAGGCCCAGCGGCAGCCCTCCACCGACGTCGAGAAGCGCGCGCTCCGCTACCTTGAGAAGCTGCCCGCCTCGATCTCCGGTTCGGGCGGTCACGGGGCGCTGTGGACCGCCGCGCTCGCCCTGGTCCGCGGCTTCCGCATCACGCCCGCGCGCGCCTTGCAGATGCTGAAGACCGAGTTCAACCCGCGATGCCAGCCGCCGTGGAGTGAACGGGAGCTCCGCCACAAGGTCGAAGGCGCCGAGCAGGACGCGACGACCGAGTACGGCTACCTGGCCGATCGGGTGCGCGCAGTGGTGACCCGCGCCGACGGACCCCGCGCCACCACCCCCGAGCCCCCGCCAGACGCAGACCCCGACTACGTGCCCGCGGTGCCGGCGGACTTCGTCGACGAGCCCTTCGCTGCCCCCGGCCCCGGCACCCCCACCGCGCCCCGCGTCGCCTCCGCCGCCAACTGGCGCGCGACGCTGCACACCTCCCCCAACGGGCACGTCAAGAACACCTTCGACAACATCTGCAAGATCCTCGAGCACCACGAGAACTACGGCCCGAAGCTCGCCTACGACGAGATGCGAGTCACTCCCATGCTCGGCGACCGGCGCATCGGTGACGCCGACGTGGGCCGCATCCGGCGGGAGATCGAGCAACACTTCGGCTTTCAGCCCAGCGAGGCAAACGTGCGTGCGGCGATCGGCACCGTGGCCGACCAACGCCGGTTCCACCCCGTGCGCCGCTATCTCGAGGGGCTCACGTGGGACCAGACGCCGCGCATCGATCGCGTGGTGCCCGACGTGCTCCGCGCCGACGACACCGCCATCCACCGGGCGCTCGTGAGGAAGTGGTTCATCGCCGCGGTCAAGCGCGCGCTCAATCCTGGATGTCAGGTCGACGAACTGCTTGTGTTGGTAGGCGAACAGGGCTGGCGCAAGTCGACGTTTTTCCGCACCCTCGGCGGCGAGTGGTTCTCCGACACCTTCATGGACATCACCGGCAAGGACTCGCTCCTCCAGTTGCACAGCGCCTGGATCTACGAGTGGGGGGAGATCGAGCGCATCACGACCGAGCGGCAGGCGTCGATCGTCAAGGGGTTCGCGAGCTCCACGTCGGACGACTTCCGCGCTCCGTTCGCGCGCACCGTCGAGACGCACCCCCGCACGACCGTGGTGGTCGGCTCGACCAACAGCGACCAGTTCCTCGTCGACCCCACGGGCAACCGGCGCTTCCACTGCGTGAAGGTCGGCGGGAAGGTCGGCATCGACTGGGTCGTGACGCACCGGGACCAACTGTGGGCCGAGGCCGTCGCCGCTGCGCGTGCCGGCGAGCAGACCTACCTCACCGAGCAGGAGTCCGCCGAGCGCGACCGCATCAACGAGGACTTCCTCGTCGAGGACGCGTGGACCCAGCCGATGCAGGAGTGGCTCGCCGTTCCCCGCATGCTCGTGACCATGCACGACATTCTCACCAAGGCAGTCGGCCTACAGCCTGGACAGATCAACCGAGCCGCCGAGAACAGGGCGGGGGCGGCGTTGCGTCGCCTGGGGTGGGTCCGACGAAAGGTGCGACAGGGGTCGGCCACGATGTGGACGTGGAAGCGAGAGGGAACAGGTCATGACGCCGTGTAACGCAAAGAGTGTCACGAATGACACGCGACGCAAGTCTTGCGCGTCGCGTTCCCTCCCGAGCACCCTCCTCCTGTTCCGTCGAAAGGCAAGTCATTACACAGTGTTCCCTCTGTTCCTTCTATCTCTCCTGATGTTACAAAAGAATGCACTAAATTCTTGCTATAGGCGCGTTCCTAAGAACTCTTGGAAATCGGTAGGAACGAGGGAACGAAGGAACAGGCTCCCAGGCAGCTCGACCAGCGTCACCGAGTTCGCGAGGGGGTATACGGGGTCAACCCAGACCTATCCCCATTCCGGCCATGGGTCAAAGGTGACCCGGTGACCCCCCGAGTAGAAAAACGCCGTGAAATTCTGCTGCTGGCCCTCGACGCCGGGCCGAAAACCACGGCAGAACTGGCCAAAGCCGCTGGGGTGGACCGCTTCGTCGTCCGTCAGGACCTCGTCGCGCTCGAGGCAGCCGGTCTCGTCGAGCACGTGGTGACCAAGTCGAGGGCGGCGCGCGGTGGGGCCGCTATGTGGGCCAGGATGGCCGACAACCGCCTGCGAGGCGCCGCCATGGAGGCAGCCGCGGTGGCGAAGGTCAACGCGTTTGCGGCCCCTCGGAGGGCGAAGGCGGTGGGTGGGGCTTAGATGACTTTCCGTCTATGGCAGAGGCAGGGATCTTTCCGTAAGGGCGATCCATGTCGAAGGGCAACACCGCAGAGAGCGACTTCATCCTCAAGGCGTTCAACGCAACCGAGCTGTCCTGGAGCGCCATCACGCATCTCTACGTGGGCCTACACACGGGCGACCCCGGCGAGGGTGGCAGCCAGAACACGAGCGAGTGCGCGTATGGCTCCTACGCCCGCGTCGCGGTGATTCGGACGAGCGCCGGGTGGACGTGCTCTGGCTCGTCGGCAACCAACACGGCGGCGATCGAGTTCCCCGAATGCACCTCGGGCAGCGAGACCATCACGCACGTCTCGGTCGGCACCGACACCAGCGGCGCGGGCCAGATCATCTACAGCGGCGCCCTCAACGCCTCGCGCTCGGTGTCGTCGGGTATCCAGCCTCGCTTCGCCGCGTCAGGCCTCACCATCACCGAGGACTGACATGCAGACGCCCATCATCGCCGGCTTTCCGCAGCCCCCGTACACCTGCAAGCAGTGCGGCATCGCCGTGCTTGTGCGCCCCGGCCACGAGCCGCTGCGCGCGTGCGACTGCAAGGCACCCATCGTCGCCAACGTCACCGCGCAGGCCCACGGAAGCGGCGGGCTGAAGGGCTGACGTGGCGGGCTTCGCCAACATCCGCGAGTTTGCCACCGCGCACGAGGATGGGCGCACGGCGGTCTCGCACTGCCGCAAGCTCCCTGGTGCGGCGATGGTGTCGACCGCGGGCTGGTGGGTTGACCTGTCCATGGGCGGCGGCAACCCGCTGACCAACTACTACGCCGGCAGCCCGCTCGCAGCCTCGACGCTCGACGGGACGCGCGGCATCTGGCACGGCACCGACAAGAGCCCTCAGGAGACGTTCCTCACGGGCATGGCGCTCAACACCATTACGGCGGGGCTGGTCGGCCACTACAAGCTGCTCGACTACCTGCTCTTCTACCCGTTCGTCGACGGCGACGCGACCGACGAGCAGGCGATGGACAACACCGTCACGCTGCCTCGCTACGCAACCGGCGAGGGCGTCTACGCCATGCTCGTGGCCACGGGCGCAAGCACGGGCGGCGGGGTGTTCACCTACTCGTACATCGACAGCGCGGGCAACGCGCAGACGTCACCGACCATCTCTTGCAGCGTGGCTGCGGCCAACGTCGCCAGCGTCGTCACGAGCGAGCCGGCCACCGCGGCGGGCGGCAACCTGTGGCTGCCGATGGCGAGCGGGACCAAGGGCATCCGCTCGATCACGTCGCTGACGTACACGGTGCCGAACGGCGGCGTCTGCGCGCTCGTGCTCGTCAAGCCGTTGCTCGACCACACGGTGCTCGAGGTCAACACACCCCACGAGGTCAACCTCGTGCGCGAGGGCTACCGGCTGCCGCGTGTCGTCGATGGCGCGTACCTCAACCTCATCATGAAGTGCGCGGCCACGGTCGCGTCGAGCACCCTCACAGGGCGATTCGAGTTCGCCTGGAACAGCGCATAGGAGAGCAGCATGGCCGGCTTCGGATCGCACGACGACCTCATTTCGGAACTCACCGCGCAGGGCAAGTTTCGCAGCATCGAGATGGCCAAGACCACGGCCCCCGTCCACACCGCGGGCGGCTGGCACATGCTGTCGGGCCTCGCCGGCTACCCGAACGCGACGACGTTCCCCGGCACCGACCTTGTGTGGTCCAACTGCGACGAGAACACGGGCGACGGCACCACGATCCTTGGCCCCCCGCACGGCGGCGCAGTCAGCACCGACACGAAGCACATCCTCGCGGTGGGCGCGTCCATCACCGCAGCGGCCGGCGCGCCGTGGCAGGCGAAGCTCGTCGACCTGCTCGGCTACTACCGCTTGAGCACGACCAACGTCACCGGCACCGGCTCGCGCGTGCTGGTCAACAGCGAGACGTTCACCGCCAACGCGGGGACCGACTTGCTCACCTACGCGCAGGACTGGAAGAGCGGCACGAAGGTGCGGTTCACCACCACGACCACGCTACCGGCGGGCCTGTCGCTGAACACCGACTACTGGCTCGTGCGTCAGTCGGCGACAACGGCGAAGGTCGCGAACTCGTACGCCAACTACGTGGCTGGCACCACGATCGACATCACCGACGCGGGCACCGGGACGCACACGCTCACGACCCGGGTCGCGCGCTACAACGACGGCATCGGCGCACAGGCTGCCTTCGTGGTGCAGACGCAGCCGACCGCGGGCGGCCCCACCCTCTCGGCGAGCGCGTACACCAACAGCGCGGGCACGGGCTCGCGTGCCTTCCAGGGCTCGGTCACGATGGGCGCCACCGCCGACGGCTACGCCACCCGCATCCTGCACAGCGGCAACGCCGCGGGGCGCTATGGTCCCTTCCTGCCGTTGCAGGGCGCGGACACCGGCATCCGCAGCATCGAGTCGTTCACGTGGTCCGGCGGCGTGGCGTACACCGGCTCGGGTGTCGTGGCGCTGACCATCTACAAGCCCCTGGGCGTCGACCTCATCCTGCCTGCGACGGGCGTCTGGTCGGAGAAGGACCTCGTCAACCAAGTCCCCTCGCTCCCGCGCATCGAGGACGGCGCATGCCTCGCATGGCTGCTGTTCGGCGTGGGCGCGACCACCACGGCGAGCCCGTTCCTGTCGCGCGTGGACGTGGGCTGGGGGTGAGTCGTGGTATACTTGCAGGCATGCGCGTTGTTCACAGCGGGTTGCATCCGTGCGTTGGGCCGTGGACCGTCGACGAGGCTGGCGTTTGGCGACGCTGGCGCATCGTCCCCGAAGGGGAGGTCCCGGTGCTCGCCGCGGAGACCGACAACCCCGACGAGCGCGCGGCCTGCGATGCGGAGCTCGTGGCCCACGTGGTTCGCGACCCTACGTTCGCGGCCCGCGTGCTTGCGGGTGAAGTCATTCGGGCCGGGCGCGTTTACGTGCGACCAGCGACCGACAGCGACCAGTGCGGCGAGGTCGTCGTTGGCCGCTATGCGCTCGCCGTCGACCTGCGCTGAGACAAGGGGGCCATGATGGCCCTGCTCGGCAACGGCGTCCGCTACGGCAGCATGAACCCCGGCCGCACCGGCTTTGGGGTCGCGTCGGTGTACGCCGTGTCGCGCTCGGGCAACCAGAGCGGCGGCGGCCTGCGCAACTGGTGGGCCAGCGAGGCCACCTACAAGCCGAGCCCGGCGATCCCTGGCGCTGTCTACACTGCGATCCCCGACGGCTACAACGCCCCGGGCGCGTGGGCGCTGGCGCCGAAGGCGGGCGGCATGGCCTCGCGGAACATGATCGCGGGCTCGGGCACCGTGAGCGCCGCCGCGCTGTTCTCGAGCACGCCGCTGTCCGCCACGCTGGCTGGCACCGGCAGCATCAGCGACGCCGCGTGCGCCCTCGTCGTCAGCCTAGCCGCCACGATGACGGGCGTCGGCAGCCTGTCGGGCTCGCTCGTCGGAGGCTTGCAGCTCGCCGCCGCGCTGGCGGGGCAAGGCTCGCTTGCGGCCTCGCTGAAGGTCGTCGCCGGCCTCGTGGCGACGCTACCGGGCACGGGAAGCGTGGCGGCAAACCTGACCGGCTACGCCAACATGGAGGCCGACATCCTGCCCTATACGGACCTGTCGCCGCAGGCCCTGGCAGCGGCCGTCTGGAACGCGGCGGTCGCGAGCTACCAGGAGGCCGGCAGCACAGGCGAGGCGTTGGCAGCGGGAGGGAACGGAGGAGCGGTGTCGACGTACAACAGCACGAGGAGCGTTGCAGGCGAGGCGCGGTGGCTGGCTGGCTTGACGACCGCGCGGCAGTTCCGGCTGCTGGGCCTCGACGGCGACGGCGAAGACCTGACCGGCTACACCGTGACCGCCTACTGCAAGCCGGACGCGGGCGGCGAGACGTTCTCGCGAAGCTGCACGGTCGTGGCCGCCGCTACCGGCGACGTGTCGTTCTCGATGGCGTCGCAGCAGTGGGGCTACCTGGCGGGCAAGGGGTTCCTGCTGCAATTCAAGGCGGTCAACGGCGGCACGACCCACTACTACCCCGAGGACGGGCCAGTGACGGTAACGCTTGAGGCGTTGGTGGCGGAGTAGGACGGCGCGCACCCTTGACAGTCCCCGATCTTTCCATAGGGGCGATCGGGTGGCTCAGCGCCCAGGTCGGAAGCGTGGTGACGTCGACGCGCCCATCGGAAACGATGCGGGCCCTCGTCAGAAGTTCACGCCCGAGCGCATCGCCAAGATGGTGGAGCTGGTTCGCACCGGCCTCCGCTACCCGCGCATCTGCGCCGCCGTCGGCATCCACTACGACACGCTGAAGGAGTGGCGAGAGCGCGCGCGGGCGGGCCGCCCGGAGTACGTCGAGGCCATCGACGCGATGGTGGCCGCCGAGCGCGATTGGGAGGTGTCCGCGCTCGCGTGCATCAAGGCCGCGGGCGTCACCTCGTGGCAGGCGTGCGCGTGGCTCCTGCAGCGCCGCTGGCCCGAGACCTACGTCGCGCCGATGCGGTACGCCGAGCGCCGCGCCGAACTCCGCGCGCAGCTCCGCACCGACGAAGACCGCGCCGAGACCGCGTCGAAGGCGAACGTAAACCCGGACGCGATGATCCGGTTTCTGCTCGACTTTTTCCCCGACGTCGTGCGCAAGGCGCAGGTCGCGCCGGCCTCGATCGTCGTGGGCGAGCCGCCGCAGGGCGCCGAGGTCGACCCGGCCGACGATGCCGACGGGGAGGCGGAAGAGGATGGCTGACGCATCGATGACGGCGCCGGCCGACGCACCGCAGGCCGACTGCCCGTGGCTGCTCCGCGCGGCCGAGGCGGGCGACCGCGGCTACATCATGAGCACGTGGCGGAAGACCGCGCGCACGCACCTGCGCTGGCTGCGCGACGTGCCGGACAGCGTCTACGACGACCGCCGTCATGGGTACGTGCGACACGTCGAGGCGATCCTGGACCGCTGCGACAGCGCCGCCGAGAAGGCTGCGCGCGCCATCGTGGCCTGCGACCCCGAGAACCCCGAGATCCTCTACGGGTACGCGGTCGCCGAGGGCGAGGCGATCCACATGGTCTACGTCCGCGGCGCGTTCCGTCGTCAGGGCGTGGCGCGCGGGATGCTCGAGGCGCTCGGCATCCGAGCTCCGACGGTGGCGACGATCGACGTGCCCCGCTGGGTGCGCGAGCGATGGGCGCCCGATCACGATCCGTTTGCGGCACCGCTGGCCGGCCACCTGTTCCAGGCATGGTGCCTGGCCTGGCGCACGGCCTTCGGTGAGTTCCGCGTGGTGGGTGTCCGATGACTCTCGACGAGCAGATCAACACGCTGGCCGCGAAGCAGACGAACGACATCCAGGCGCTCGGCGTCGTCACGTTCGAGCAGGCCTCGGCCAACGCCGTCTTCGACGCCCGCCGCACGGCGCTGCTGCTCGCGGTGCGTGGCCGGGAGGGCGAGATCCAGGCGCTCATGGTGCAGCGCGCGAACCAGGCCGCGATGCGCATGGCGGGGCAGATGGCGCAGCAGGCCGCGTCGGCCGAGATCCACGCGGCAGCCCAGGCGGCGACCAAGGCGGCGGCGACCGAGGCAGACACGTCGGCGTCCGCGCCGCAGGAGGGTTGACACATGGCATCGCTCAAGGACTTCATCATCAAGTCGGTCATCACGCTGCACGCCAACGAGGGCAGTGGCCAGCGCGTGTTCAACAACGAGGGACCGGAAAAGATCCTCGTGGAGTGGGGCCCCATCGAGGGGACGATCCTCATCCGTCGCCCGAGCGCAGACCCCGAGCTCGTCCACCTCGCGCAAGTGAAGTACGTGGTGCTGGGTGAGGTGAAGCGGGAGGCGGGGAAGTGACCACCTTCGCCCCCGGCCGCAACGGTCCGATGTTGTCGACGCACAGCACGCGGGGGTTGGTGCCGCCGAAGATGGCGTGTGAGGGGACGATCCTTGTCGTGCCCAAGACGACGCTGACCGAGATCGACCCAACGCGCGCGGCGGAAACCCTGCTCTACGGTCTGAACGGCGGCACCGTCTCGGCCAACGCCGCAGCAACCGCCATCGCTCAGCAGGCGAGCGACGACATGGACGCGCTCCTCGAGCGCAATCGCCGATACCTGGCAGACCGCGACGAGGTTGTGGCCGAGGTGCTGGCCGAGCGTCCCCCTCACACCGCGAGCGACTTCTGATGGCCATGCTCACCACCCTTCGCGAGGACATCGAGCGCTTCCACGTCGAGACGGGGCAGAAGCCGTCCGAGTGGTTCATGGACGTAGAGGGACTGCCCGAGCTCTTGGGCGAGCTGCGCGAGCGCTTCCACGTGCCGTGCGACGACCCGGGCTTCCCCAAGGGTGCGGTGGCGATCCTGGACGGCGTGACCGTCTGGGCGGTGCGCACGGGTACACCGAATCGGCGCGTGGAGGTTCCGCCGGGGTTGGATACTGCAACCGCGCGGATCTGGCTGCGCTGCGAGGCCGAAGCCGCCGAGCTGCGTGGCACCTCCGCCGCGTGGCGCGCGCGCGACGAGCTGCGCAAGCTCGAGGCCGAGGCGGACGCGCCACGCCCTAAGGCCTCCCGATGAACCCATGCGCCGCCGACCTCTACGCGCTGGGTTTCCCCGAGCAGCAGGCGTTCATTCGCGACCCCGCGCGGAAGAAGTCGCTCATCTGCCCGCGGCGCGCCGGCAAGAGCAAGGCGTGCGCGATCTACATGATCCTCGTCTGCATGATCTTCCCAGGCTGCCGCTGCGTGTACATCGGCCTCACGCGCGGCACGGCCAAGGAGATCATGTGGGAGATGCTGCAGCAGACCGCGAACGCGGCCGGCATCGTCTTCACGAAGAACGAGACCGAGCTCTCCCTGACGTTCGGCAACGGGTCGCGCCTGCGCCTCATCGGCCTCGACGCCGGCCGCGACGAGATGAAGAAGACGCTCGGCGGCAAGGTCAAGCTAGCCCTCCTCGACGAAGCCGCGTCGTTCCGCGTCGACCTGAAGGCGCTCATCAAGGAGCACCTCACGCAGAGCCTCATGGACGACCGCGGCACGCTGGCGATGGTCGGCACGCCCGACCCCGACGAGGCGCGCGGCTTCTTCTACGAGGTGACGACGGGCCGCGTCGACGGGTGGTCGCGCCACACGTGGTCGACCGCGCAGAACCCGTACATGGCGACGCAGTACGCGGAGGAGATCGCGACCATCGCCGCCGAAGACCCGCTCTACGTCGAGACCGACGGCTACCGCTGCATGTACCTCGGCGAGTGGCCGCGCGATCACAAGGGCCGCGTCTACCAGGCGACGCGCGAGCGCAACATCATCGCGGCCGAGCCCGCCGGCATCGTCTACCGCATCATCGCGATCGACCTCGGGTGGACCGACCCGAGCGCGATCGTGGAACTAGGCTGGCGCCTGAACGACCCGGTGCTCTACGTGCTGCACGCCGAGTCGTCGCCGCACATGGAGATCAACGAGATCGCCGCGCGCGTGCAGGCCATCGCCGAGCGCAAGCGCGACCCCGCCGACTACGTGCGCTTCGTCGTCGACGGAGCGAACCAGCAGGTCGTGCAGGAGCTCCGTCGCCGCTACGGCCTGCCGCTCGCCGATGCCGAGAAGGTCGAGAAGGTGGCGCACATCGGCATGATGAACGCCGACATCGTGCGCGGTCGCGTCCAACTGGTCGCCCCCTCGACGCAGCCTCTCCTCCACGAGTGGACCGGCGCCGACGAGAAGGGCATCGCGATCAAGAGCGACTCGGCCCGCGACGCGGTGCCGCTGGTGTGGGACGCGCGCGCGGCCAACGCCAAGCCTCCGCGCCGTGTCGAGGACCCGCGGTGCGCGAACCACTGCTCCGACGCTGCCCTCTACGGATGGAGGACGGCGCGCGCCTACCGCGAGATGGAGCCGGGCCCGAAGCCTACGGCGGACGAGGCCATGACGATGATGCTGGCGGAGAAGCGCCGGAAGAAACTGCGTGAGATCGAGCGCCGACAGGGCGGGAGGGTGTGGCCATGACGATGGAGGTCGTACGCATCGAGCGACACGCGCCGATGCCGCAGACGCGCGAAGAGCGCCGCTGGTGGGTGCTCGAGGGCGCCGCGCTCGCTAACGCCGTGGCGGGGGTGTGGGCGCAGAGTCGCAAGACCTCGACCCGCCGCCTGGACGAGCGTCGCCACTGGTGGGCGCTCTACGGCGACGACACGCAGGACCGCGAGGACGGGGGCACGCTGCGTCGACTGACGAGCAGCAACATGTGCCACTCGACGGTGCAGACGTGCCTGGCCCACATCGCCAAGAGCCGGCCTCGTCCGCTGTTCGCGACGCAGGACGGGGACGACGAACTCCAGCGCAAGGCCAAGGACCTGACGACGTTCAGCGACGGCATGCTGGACCAGATGCGGATCGGCGAACTCGGCCAGCTCGTGTTCCGTGACGCCGCCATCGAGGGGACTGGCCTGCTCTACATCCAGGCCGACCGCGACGCGGGCGAGATCACGGCGGAGCGGGTGCCGACCGACGAAGTGGAGGTGCCGCTGCACCAGGGCAGCAACCCGCGCTGGATGGTGCGGCGCAAGCTCGAGGAGCGGGACGATCTGATCGCCCGCTACCCGGAGGCCGAGGAGGACATCCTCGCCCGGCCCGCGGCGAACCCGCGCGACCTGAACGACGACCGGATCGAGGTGCTCTACGCCTGGCACCTGCCGACGCGCCGTGTGCGGTGGCTCGACGAAGAGGGCGCCGAGATCCCGGAGCGACGCAAGGGGGCGAAGGCGAAGACGGACGGGCGCCATGTCGTCGTGATCGGGGACGTCGTCCTCCACTCGATGCCGTGGACGTGGCCGCGCTTCCCGATCCTGCCGCTGCGGTGGGAGCCGCCGACCGACACGCGCGGATGGTGGGGCGTCGGGCTCGTCGAGCTCATCGCCGGCAAGCAGGAGGAGTTGGACGACCTGAGCAAGGACGTGCAGACGGGTCACCGCCTCGGCGGCAAGCCGATGATGTTCCTCTTCGACGGGTCGCAGGTCGACGGCGACGCGATCAGCAACGAGTTCTTCTGCCAGGTGAAGGTGAAGGGGCCGCAAGCGCCGCAGACCGTGATGATGCCGACGGTGAATCCGGCGGTCTATCAGGAGCGCCAGCGGCTGCAGCAGGAGATCTACGACGAGTCGGGCGTCTCGCACGCGAACGCGACGGGGCAGAAGCCCGCGGGTGTCACGAGCGGCGTCGCGATCCGCGAGGTGAACGACCTCGGCGGCACGCGCTGGGTCATCAAGGCGCAGACGTACGAGCAGTACTTCTTGGACATCACCCGCATGGGGATCGACCTCGCTCGCTGGCTCTACGACGAGCACGAGGTCGACCTCACGGTGAAGGGCGATGCCGGGAAGTTCATCCGGCGGATCCTGTGGAGCAAGGTCGACATGCAGGACGACATGTTCCGCATGAAGGCGTTTCCCGCGTCGTTGCTGCCGACCACGCCGGGCGCGCGCATGCAGACGATCACGGACATGATGGAGGGCGGGCTGCTCTCCCCCGAGGAAGGCCGTCACCTCCTGCAGGTGCCCGACCTCGAGGGCGCGCGCGGCATGACCGCGAACGACGAGGCGTGGGAGTACGCCGTCTGGGTGGCTGGCGAGATCGTGGCCGGGCGCACGGTGGAGATCGACCCGCGCTGCAACCTCGACGTGCTGCTGGACCGCCTGGTGGCCAACTACCTCCGCGCCCTCCGTCCAGAGTCGACCGTGACCCCAGCCATCCGCGAGCGCATGCGCGAAGCGATGGACACCGTCATGCGGTGGCAGTCGTTGCGCAAGGCCGGCGCGACCCCCGAGCAGATGCTGGCGGGAGAGATGCCGCCCCCGCCCGAGCCGCCTCCGGCCCCGCCCGGGCCCGCTCCGATGGGTCCCGTCCCGATGGGGCCCGACGGCCAGCCGATGGGCCCACCTTCGGGCCCGCCCATCCCCCCCGAGCTGATGGCCCCCACCGCGGCCTGAGAGGACGACCATGCCCGACTACGAAAGCCTCGTCACCGACACCGCTCCGACCACGGAGACCCCCGACGCTGCCCCCGACGCCGCGGCCACGCCGGCCGCGCCCGCCCCGCCGGCTGCCGACGCAGCGCCCGCCCAGCCAACCCCGGAGGAGGCCGCTGCCGCCGAGGCCGCCAAGGCCGCGGAGGCCGCTGCCGCCGAAGCCGCGAAGGCGCCGAGCACGCGGGAGTTCCAGGAGCTCGCGAGGGCGCAGCGGAAGATCCACGCGCAGGCCAAGACGATCAAGGACGCCGAAGCGAAGCTCGAGGCCGAGCGCGCGACGCTCGCAGCCGACCGGAAGAAGGTCGACGAGTTCCGCGCCATCGCCGCCAAGGCGGAGGACGACCCGTATGCGCTGCTGGACAGCCTCGGCGTGGACCGGACCGCCTTCTTCGACGCGCTCACGCGCAAGGCGTTGGGTGAGGCGCCGAGCGCAGACGACCGCGTCAACCGGCTCGAGCGCGAGCTCAAGGCGCGCGCGGAAGCGGAAGCGAAGGCCACCGCCGAGAAGGCCGAGGCGGAGGCGAAGGCGGCGGAGGCCGAGGCCGCGCAGGCCGAAGAGGCGTACATGGAGGCGAACACGCAGGCTGTGTCGGCGTTCCTGCAGCACGACCCCGACGCGTACCCGGTGCTGCGCCTGGCCGGCGAAGAGACGGACGGCATGATGCTGCGCGAGGTTGTCAGCCTGGCGAAGACGTGGAAAGATACCCATGGCGAACTGCTCCCCATGCCCAAGGCGTGCGAGCAGCTCGAGACGGCGCTCTTGGAGAGGTCCGTCCAGCGCATTGGGAAGTTCCTGGAGTCTCCGAAGCTGCGTTCGCGCCTGCTCGAGACCTTCAAGCTCCAACCGATCCCCCCTTCGGCGCCCGCGCCGACAGCGCCAGTGCCTGCACCCGTCCCCACGCAGGCCACGGAGCCAGCCAACGGCCGCCCGGCCGGTGTGCGGCCACCCACCGTGACGCTGTCGGAGAGGGACCGGATCGCCGCAGAGCGACAGGCCCGGTACGAGAGCCTGGTGAAGTTGCCGTAGCGCGACGACTGATCGTCGAGACACCGGATGACGCGGCCCCGCCCGAAGGGGTCCACCGATGTCCGCCACGTTCGCCAACTACGCGCCCGCACTCAAGGAGATGGTGCGGGACAAGATCGAAGACTGCACCTACGGCGCCAGCCCGCTGCTCGCGCTGATGACCCGCAAGACCGACTTCTACGGGGAGTCGTACCGCATCCCGATCCAGACCGAGGCGGTCCAGGGATCGGGTGGCCAGTTCGGCCGCGCACAGGCTGCCGCTGCTGCCTCGCGCTCCGTGCTCCGCGCCTTCTCGGTCACCCACGGCGGCGGCTACTCGGTCGCCCGCGTCAGTGGCCAGCTCATTCGCCGCGGCTCCAAGCAGAGCGTCATCAAGGCCATGGAGTTCGAGGTCGAGAACGCGATGAAGACGGCGGAGTGCGACCTCTCGCACGAGCTCTACCGGGCCGGCTACGGCTCGCGCGGCACCATCGTCTACACCGCGGGCACTTCGTTCGCGTGCACCAACGCCGCCGACGTGACCCACTTCAAGGAGGGCATGCGGCTCCTCTGCTCGCAGAGCGAGAGCGGCCACGTGCTCGTGAGCGCGACCCCGGCGACGATCACCAGCGTCGACGAGGACACCAACGTCATCACCACCGACACCACGCTGTCGACGCTCGGCTGGACCACCGGCTACCACGTCTTCCGCGACGGCGACCGCGAGAACAGCGCGAGTCCGAACCGCGTCATCTGGACCGGCCTCGGCGCGTGGAACCCGGTCACCACCCCGTCCGCAACGGCGTTCTTCAACGTCGACCGCTCGACCGCCCCGAACCGCCTCGCCGGTGGTCGCTGGTCGCCCTCGAGCTACTCCCCCGAGGAGTTGCTCATCGACATCATCGGGCGCGGCACGCGTCGCGGCGGGAAGTTCACGCACATCGTCTGCCACCCCGACTTCTACCGCGTGGTCGCCAAGGTCATGCAGTCGCGTGGCCAGGTGCCGCTCGTCGACGTCAAGACGGCCAAGCCGCAGGTCGGGTTCCGCGGGATCAACATCGTGTCGCCCGACGGCGACGTGACCCTGCTCTCCGACATCTACTGCCCGCCCCGCGAGGTGCGTGCGGTCAACATCGAGAGCCTCCAGCTCCTCTGCGCCGGCTCGCCGGTGCAGCTCGCCGACCCCGACGCCGACAACATCCGCGCGAACGACGAGGACACCTACGAGGTCCGGTTCGCGCGCGAAGGTCAGTTCGCGGTCACCCGTCCCCTCGACACCTTCGTGGCGTACCTCCCCGCCGCGATCTCCTGAGAGGAGCTGGTCATGTACAACCAGGTTCTCTACACGGACAGCAAGGACGCCGAGACGGGGCTGGTCTACCAGCGCGCCTACCTGGCGCTGGCCAGCGATGCGAGCGTCACCACCGCCTCGTGCTTCGGCCGCGGCATCACGTTCACCAAGACCGGCACCGGCGTCTACCGCGGCACGTTCGATGGCGGCTGGGTGGGGCTCGCCCCGACCGGCAGCCAGGGCATGTCGATCACGCTCGCCGAGGTCAAGCCGACCGCCGCCGCGATCTGGGCGGAGGTCATCAACCAGGACGTCGCGAACGGCTACTTCGAGATCCGCACCGTCGACGGCTCCGGCGTCGCCGCCGACACCGCCGTCGCGATGGGGATCAACCTCGCGATCACGCACAAGAACAGCGGGGTCGCGTGAAGCCCTCCGCCCTGGTGCTGTCGATCGTCGGCAAGGGCAAGGGCTCCGGCCCGGACGCTCCCTCGGACTATCCCGAGAAGGAAGAGGGCGCGCCCGAGGAGTCGCTCAACGGCATGGCTGCGCTCAGCGCGGCCAAGGACGTCCTCGCGGCCATCAAGGCCAACGATGCGTCGGCGCTCAACGCTGCGCTCAAGGCTCACGCCGAGTGCTGCATGGGCGAGGACGAGGAGTAGCGGCAACCCGATTCTCGCCCCCCGTGGGCTCGTGTGAGGCTCCCGCTCACTCTCAGCAGCGGGTCCACGGGGGCGAGATGCTTCGACGCAGGAGACCTGTGTGGCCAACCCGATCCTGAGCGCGTTGCGGACCGAGGCGCAGCAGTACGCCGACGCCGAGAACGACCCGCACAAGTCCACCGCCGAGTGGACCACGTGGCTCAACGCGGCCGGCGCCGAGCTCTACGACCTCTTGGTCTCCACCTTCGAAGATTGGTACGTCGACGTCGTCTCGTCGCTGACGCCGTCCGCCTCGACGGGGGCGCTGACGCCGGGGGTGGAGATCCTCAAGATCCGCGCGCTTGAGAAGAACGTGGGCGGGTCGGACTGGATGCGCGTCCTGCAGACCTCGGGGCCGGAACGCCCGCAGTACCGCGCGGTCTTCCGCCCGGTGCTCAGCGGTCACGCGGCCGACTGCGTCTACGATCTCCAGGGGCAGACGATCTACATCCTGCCGTCGTCCTCGTGGTCCGGCACCTTCCGGATCTGGTACGTGCCGACCTACACGCCGATGAGTGCCGACGGCGACTACCTCTTCGGCAGCGCGAGCGGCAAGCTCGTCCCGAACCAGTGGCACCAGTACGTGACCCTTGGCGCCGCCATCCGCGCGCGCATGAAGGAGGAGGGCAACATCAACGAGCTGGCCGGCATGCAGGCGCAGGTGCGGGACCGCATCCAGTCCGCCGCGCGCGACCGCAAGGGCCCGGGCGGCAGGATGCGTGACGTGGCCACGCACCGCGACAACCCGCGTCGGCGGTGGCGATGAGCCGGTATCGCAAACAGCGTGCGTCGCCGGGGGCCGCCCTGGCGGAGGTTGTGCGCGTGCTGAACGCCACGCAGGACGCCGTGGACGAGACCACCAAGCCGCTGACCGAGCACCCGCTACTCGCGTCGGGCCGGCTCATCGAGGATGTGGTGCTCGGCGCCGCCGGCGTGGACGTGCCGCACCTCCTGCAGCGCGAGCCTCGCGGCTGGATCGTGGTCCGACGCAGCGCGAACCAGAGCGTCTGGGAGGGCACGCAGAGCCGGCCCACGATGTTCCTCAACCTCGTGGCGTCGGGCGCCGTCACGGTCAGCCTGTACGTGTTTGCCTAGGAGCCTCGACGATGACGACCGCATACATGGGCATGGACCTCCCGATCGTGGGCACGACGGCCGGGCCGCTCTGGGCGACCAAGGTCAACACGGCGCTCACGGACAAGGTGGACCTGCACGACCACACGAGCGGCAAGGGCACGCGGGTGCCAACGCTCGGCATCCTCATCAACGCCGACCTCGAGTTCAACGGCTACGACGCGACCGAGCTGCGCAGCACCCGCTACGAGCAGCAGGCGAGCGTGGCGGCATCCGACGACGTGGCGTGCTGCTATGTCCTCTCGAGCACGGGCGACCTCTACTACCGCAACGCGGCCGGCACGGAGATCCGCCTCACGAGCGGCGGCGCGGTGAACGCGTCGGGGCTGTCGGCCAACCAGTACACGGGCGCGGCCAAGGTCGCCTCGTACACGATCCTTCCCGCCGACACGCAGACGCACTTCCACTTCAACACGACGGGCGCAACGAGGACCGCGACGCTGCCCTCGGCGGCCGCCATCTCTGCGGGGCGCTTCTATCTCATCGGCAGCAGCACCGGGGCCAACGGTGTCATCATCGCAGCCGACGGCACCGACACAATCAACGGCGCCGCCAGCATCACCGTGCGCGGATGGGGCGCGGCGTACGTCGTGCGCGTCAGCAGCACCGCCTGGCTGGCGCTCGAGGTCGGCCCGCAGCTGAACGGCGCCACCGTGCCCGAAGCCGGCGGACTCACCACCGGCAACGTGCTGCAGGTGTCGGGCTCGGCCGCGCTGACGTACGCCGCGCTGAACCTCGCGGGCGGCAGCAACTACGTCACCGGCGTCCTGCCCGCCGCCAACCTCGCATCGGCGACCACGCTCGCGCAGGGCGCGGTGGTGCTCGCGCAGGACTTGTCGGGCACGAGCTCGGCCCCGACGGTCGTGGCGGTCACCGGCAACACCAACCGTCTCGTTGTCCGCGACACGGCCAAGACGATCAGGTGGGACTCGACCACGGTCACGCCGACGATCACGCAGGCCGACGAGTCGACCGCGGCGACGACCGGCGACAACATGACGATCCGCGCCCAGGCGGCGACCGACGAAGAGGGTGGAACCCTTGTGCTCGAGGGCGGCGACTCCAAGGCCGGTATCGTCAAGGGCGGGGTCAAGATCAACCTCGGCGGGTCGGAGACGCTCGTCAGCGTGGACGAGGTGGCCACCGGTCGCGCCGTCGTCAGCATCGGCGGGGCGGCGGACTCCAGCAGCGTGCCCTCGGGCGACCGCCTGCTGTGGCTCGCCAACTGCGACACGGCCCCGAGCAGCAACCCCGTGGGCGGGGTCGAGATCTACGCCGACGCGGGCGCCTTCGCGTTCCGTGGCACGTCGGGGCACCGCGTGCGCTTCGACGCCATGGCCAACACCGTGACCGGGCTGGGCGGCGGCGCCATCACCACGACCGGCACGTGTGCCAAGTGCCTCGTCGTCACCGTCGAGGGCACGCAGTACGTGATCCCGCTCTACACCCTGGCGAGCTACACGTGAGCTACGGCGCGACGACCCGCACCGTCACCGCACCGGCTAGCGTGCGCGGCGCAACCTGCACCGTCACGAGCCCGGGAGCGAAGGTGCGCTCGACCGCCTGGCAGCCAGCGGCGTCGCAGACCTCGGCGCGCATCGCGGGCACCACGTCCCCGCGGGCCTCGACCCAGTACGCGCGCCCCGCCTCCGCGGTGAAGGCGCACTCCCCGCCGCGCGTGTCGGCCGGCGTGATGACGCAGCCGAGGGCCGGCTCCTTCGCCGCCTCCGGCTCGTCCACCGCCGCTCCGCATCCGAGCAACCCCACCACGCACACCCTGAGCAGCAAGTACCGCATGAGGGGAGCCTAAGGACGGCCATGGCCCTGAGCAAGCGCACCATCTCGATCCCGTTTGGGTACGGCCTCGACACCAAGTCGTCGGAACTGCGCACGCCCACGGGGCGCCTGCTTTCGTGCGAGAACGCCGTCTTCACCAAGGCCGGCGAGCTCGCCAAGCGGCCCGGCTACGAGGCGCTTGCGCTGAGCATCGAGGGGGGCGGGACCTTGTCCGGCGTCGTGGGCGTCATGACACACGCCGACGAATTGCTCGCCGTCACGGACGCCGGGACAATCTACTCCCGGAGCGAGGCGACGGGCCGGTGGGTGTCTCGCGGCGAGGCCACGGCGGTCACGACCGAGAGCCACATCGTGGTGCGCAACGAGAAGGAGCAGCGCAACCCCGACGTGTGCGTGGTGGCCGGCTTGCGCGTCGTCGTGTGGGAGGAGTGGAGCGGCAACCCCGCGGCGTACGACGGGATCAAGTACAGCGTCTACGACGACGCCAGCGGGACGGTGCTGGTCAGCAGCGGCACCGTGGCCACCGCCACCGGGACCCGGCCGCGCGTCGTGGCCTTCGGCGACTACGCCGTGATCCTGTACGCGGTCGGCGTCGAGGTGCTCGAGCGCCACCTGAACGCGGTGCACTCGCCCACCACGCTCTCAACCGCGGTCGCCATCATCGGCGACGTAGCAGCGGGCGCGGCCGTCTTCGATGCCTGCGTGTCGGGCGACCGCCTCTTCGTCGCCTGGGGCAGCAGCGGCAGCGGCGCGGCCGAGTGCATGTACCTCGACACGTCGTTTGCGGCCGTCACCGGGCCCGGGATTGGCGGCGCAATCGCTGCCAACATCTGCGTTGCCATCGCGGCAGGCGCAGACCAGTCGCTCTACATCCTGGCTGCCGGCAGCGGCGGGCCGGACTGGGAGTTCTTTCGCGTCTCGTATACGCTCACGATCATCGCCAACGCCACCGCGGCAGCGGTCACCGCACCGATCCGATGCTCGTTGGTCGTCAATGACGGCGTCTCGCCTGCCGCAGCCACGGCCGTCTTCGACACCGCCGCCGGCGTACGCACGATGTCTCTGACCCCGGCCGGGGGCGGCCTCGGCGCAGGAACGCTGCTCGTCAAGGGCGCGACGCTCGCGAGCCACGCATGGAAGTACGGCACGGCGGGGACCCGGTTTGCCGTGGTCAACTGGTCGTCGACGGAGCAGAGCGGCTACTTCGCCGTGAACCTGTCGACCGCCCGCGTGGTCGCCCGCATCGCCTACGGCAACGGCGGCGGCGCGCGCTCGCACTGCACCCTGAGCGGCGCCGTCGAGGCGAGCGAGGGTCGCTACGCCTTCGCGCGCCAGCAGGTGACCGAGCTCGTGACGACGTCCACGGTCACGATGACCCGCGCGGGCGTCACCGTCAGCGACGTCCTCCACGAGCCCGCGGTGCGGCTGCAGTCCGCGCGCGCCGGGGACGGGATGATCATCGCCGGAGGCGTCCCGCAGTTCTACGACGGGTTGTCGGTGCGCGACCTCGGGTTCCTCCTCTACCCCGAGGGCGTGACCGCCGTGCCCGTCGGCGCCGCCTCCGGCAGCATGGCCGCGGGCGTCTACCAGTACAGCGTGGTCTACGAGGTGACCGACAACCTCGGCCAGATCCACCGCTCCGCCCCCTCGACGCCGGTCAGCGCCACGGCGGCGGCGAACGACTCCATGACGGTGACGATCCCCAACCTGCGCATCGGCGCATGGGGCACCGCCGTGCGGCTCGTCGTCTACCGCACCGCAGTCAACGGCAGCATCTTCTACCGCGTCACCGCCAGCGCAACGCCGACGATGAACGACCCGACGGCAAACACCACGACCTACACGGACAGCGTGGCGGACGCCTCGATCACCAGCAACGAACTGCTGTACACGACCGGCGGCATCGTCGAGAACGTGGCCCCCTCCGCCTCGCGGTACTGCGTCGGCTACCGCGGCCGCGTGTGGCTCGCGGGGCTCGAGGACGGCAACACGATCGCCTATTCCAAGCTGGTCCGCGACGGCGAGCCCCCCGCGTTCTGCGACCAGTTCGTGGCCGCGTGCGACCCGGCGGGCGGGCCCATCACGGGCCTCGGCGTCATCGACGACAAGCTGGTCATCTTCAAGCGCGACCGGGCGTTCGCGCTCGTCGGCGACGGACCTGCGGACACCGGCGCGGGCGCCGTGTTCGGCGACCCGATCGCGGTGACCACGGAGACCGGGTGCGTCGCCGGGGCTAGCGTCGTGCAGACCCCGCAAGGGCTGATGTTCCAGTCGCCGAAGGGGATCTACCTGCTCGATCGCTCCATGCAGGCGTCGTACGTAGGAGCCCCTGTGGAGCAGTACAACACGCTGACCGTCATCGGCACCCGCGTGTCGTCCGGCAACAATCGCGTCGTGTTCTGGACGAGCGACGGCGTGGCGCTCGCGTACGACTGGCTCATGCGGCAGTGGTCCACGTGGAGCAACCACGAGGCATCGTGCGCAACCACGTGGGACGACCGGCACGTGTTCGTCCGCAGCGACGGCGTGGTCTGCGCCGAGACGCCGACCGCGTTCACCGACGCCGGATCCGCCATCAAGCTCCGCGCGGTGTTCGGGTGGATCGGCCTCGGCGGGGTCCAGGGCTATCAGCGGCTGCTCGGCATCCGCGTGCTCGGCCGGTTCATCGGCGCGCACTCCCTTCGATGCCGACTCTCCTACGACTACGACCCCTCCGTTCGCGGGGACGGCAGCATCGACGTCGGCGCGCTCTACCCAGGCAGCGTCTACGGCGGCACCTCCCCCTACGGCTCCGACGCCGTCTACGGCGGCACCTGGCCCACGTACCGATTCGAGTTCAAGCCCGAGCGGCAGTCGTGCCAGACGGTGCTGGTCTCGCTCGAGGACGTGCAGTCGACGGACTACAACGAGGGGATGGTGCTCGTGGACCTCGGCCTGACCATCGGCGTGAAGGGCTACCCGCAGCCGCTGGCGGGGTCGCGCCGGACGGGCGTCGAGGGGTAGGTCGCGAGGCCGGCGGGTCCGTGGTATCCTGATTCCAGCCCCCGCGGTCGCGCGCGGCGAGGCTCACTCAGCGCAGGTTGACCGAGGACGTGCGGCGCCGTGACCGGCCCGCGTGGAGGTGACCTGTGGCAGACCCGATCAGCTTGTGGCTCATGGGCGGCAAGATGATGTACGACGCGAGCAAGAACAATCCTGGGGCCGACCTCGGTCAGCAGGATGGCGAGTACAGCAACGAGCTCAACCCGTACCAGAAGCGCACGCTGAGCGGGAAGTACTCCGCCGAGGACGAGGCGTACTACAAGGCGACGGGCATCGACCGGGCTCGCGGCGCGTACGGCACGCCCGAGACCGGCGTCGCGCACGACAAGTACGGCCGCGCCTTCCGCTCCGACCTCGACTCCTGGTACGGCGCGCAGTCGAAGAAGCCCGGCATCACGCCGGTGGAATACGGCGAGACCAGCACGTTCGGCGGCGTCAACGTCGGCCCCGCGGTGCGCCTGAACCGCAAGGAGGAGCTCGCCACCAAGGCGAAGCTCAACGCGCTCGGGGATCAGCTCTGGGCCACGGCGAAGGGCGAAGGTCCGTCGATCGCGGGTATGCAGATGCAGGCGAACACGGAGCAGGCACTCGCGGCCAACCGGGCCGCTGCAGCTGGCGTCGGGCGCATGAACGCCGGCCTCGCCATGCGCACGCTCGGTCAGCAGCAGTCGCAGGCGCTCTCGAGTGCCGCGATGGGCAGCGCCGCGCTCAAGATGCAGGAGGCGCAGGCCGCGCAGCAGGCGTACGGCGGGCTCATGTCGAACATGCGCGCGCAGGACTTCGCCGCCGCCGCCAAGCAAGCGGACTACCAGCACGCGACCGACCTCGCGCAGGCGGGGTTCAGCCAGCAGGCGCAGTTGGCCAGCATGGACGCGCTCAACCGCGCCGTGGCCGCCCGCGCGCAGCTCGGCATCCAGAACAACCAACTCGGCCTCTCGCAGCGCGGCATGGACACGGCCGACGCGCAGTGGTGGTTCGGTCAGCGCTTCGCCGCGAACCAGGCCGACCGCGAGGCCGCGATGCGCGCGTGGGCGATGGGCAAGGGACAGGGCAACATCGACCGCGACTTCGGGTGGCGTGCCGATCAGGCGGAGATGCAGCGCAAGGCCGCGCAGCAGGCCGCGATGGCGCAGGGCTTCGGCGCGGTCGCGGGCTACCTCGGGAGCAGCAATAACCAGCAGTCCGCGCCTGGCACGGACTTCGGCAGCCGCGCGGCGGCGATGGGGTACTGACGATGGCGACTCCGATCACCAAGGCGGACTTCGAGACGGCGTGGGGCCGGCCGCTCACCGATGCGCAGTACGAGCAACTTCGCATGGGGCTGCAGATGGGCATGCTCGACAAGGGCGTGAACAGCGGGGGCAAGTACGACCACACGCTGCCGCGCTCCACCGCCTCGATGCCCGAGGAGCAGCGCAACGCCATCGCGCGCCTCAACTGGCTGGCCGCCGGCCGTCCGGGTGAGCCGGGGACCAACCTCTTCGACGCCGCGCCCGCGCAGGGACAGCAGGCCACGGCTGCGGCGCCCGCAACGCCAGGCCGCGCCAAGGCCGGCACCAAGGCGACCGTCCTCCGCGCCGACGGCACCAGCGCCGCTCCGCTCGACGATCGCGCAGTGCCCGTGCAGGCGCCAACGAAGGTCTACGCGGGCAACGGGCAGGGTGTGAAGGGCTGGCAGAAGAAGGCCATCCGCCCCGGCTACGGATGGGTCGACGTCGACAACGGCTCCGAGCCTGCGTCGGTGTTCGCGCCCGAGCCCGACAACGGGTGGGAGAACGGGGAGGCTCCGGCGCCCGCCAAGATCGTGCTGGGGCAGGGGCAGACGCCTGCGGGTGCGCCAGCCGCGGCGCCCGTGGCGACCCCCGCCGCAGCGCCCGTGGAGATCGCCCCGCAGAACATCGCCCCCGTGCCGCAGCCCGCGCCCGGCGACCCCGCGCCCAAGGCGGTGCCGGCCACCGGCTCCGGCGACATCTCGGCCGCGAAGAAGAAGGCCGCGGCAGACGTCGCCGAGCTCGAGAAGGAAGCCGCTACCCTCGACGACCCGTACGCGGCGGCGGCAGCGAAGGGGAAGGCCGACATCCTGGCCCTCGAGAAGGAGGCCGCGGCACTGCCTGCGCCAAGCGCGCCCGCTGCGCCGACCCCGCCCAAGCCGTACGTGGGCACGTGGGTGACGCCGCCAAAGAAGGCGAAGAAGGGCGGCTGACATGGCCCTGACTCCCGCCGACGTCGATCGCCTCACCAAGGCCCGCGCGAAGCTCGGACTCCCGCCGATGTCGTGGGTGCCGAACCCGGTGTCGATCCCGTACGCCGCCGAGCCGGCCCCGCCGGCCCCGCCCGTCGAGATCGCCCCGCAGAACATCGCGCCCAAGCCGCCAGTGCAGGCGACCGAGCTCGCCCCGGTGAAGATCGCCGCGCCGACCGAGATGCAGAAGAAGGTCAGCGCGATCGCGGCGTGGACGGAGCCGGTGGCGCCGGCTCCTCCGCCCGCGCCCGCTCCCGGCTCTGTCGACGAAGGCCTGCAGATCCTCGCGCACGCGCAGTCGGGGATCGGCGCGCCCAAGCCCGCACCGCCGGCCGGCCCCGCGCAGGTGGCCCCCGCCCCGCCCCCGCTGCCGCCCGAGATCGCGGCGATGACGGTGGCCGTGCCGTCCAACGTGCCGGGAACTGGCGCGGCGCCGCTGGCTCTGGCCCCCCCGCCCGACGGCCCCACCGGCTACGGCCAGCCCGCACCCGTTGGCGATCCGCTCGCTGCGAAGAAAGCGGCCGTGCTGCTGCCCGGGCAGGACGCGCAGATGCAGCATGAGCTCGCATTCTCGCAAGCGCAGCTCGAGAAGCAGGCGGAGATCGACCAGATCAAGGTCGACGCGCAGCAGAAGATCGTCGCCGAGCAGGAGGGCGCTCTCGCCGCACAGCAGCAGATGGCGGCGAAGGAGGCGGAGGAGCGCGCTGCGTTCGCCGGCTACTACGACGGCGAGATGTCCAAGTTGCAGCAGGCGTCCGACAAGCTGGCGAACACGAAGGTCGACTCGCAGCGGCTGTTCAAGGCGCAGGGCGTCGAGGGCGTGTTCCAGGGCGTCGCCGTGGCGATGGCGATGATCGCGGGCGTCGCAGGCGCGTCGGCCACGGGCGGCGTCAACGCGGGAGTGGTCGCGCTCGAGAAGGCCGTGGACCGCGACATCGCCGCGCAGGAGAAGGATCTCGCGCGGCAGGAGGCGGGGCTCGCGCGCAGCAACTCGTTGCTCGCCCAGAAGTATCGCATCTTCGGCGACATGCAGCAGGCGAAGGCCGCCGCACGCATGGACGCGTGGAAGCTGGCCGGCATGCGCGCCGACCTCATCGCGCAGCAGAGCGGCGCCGAGGCGGCGAAGATCGGCGCGGCGAAGGTGAAGGAAGCCGCCGAGCGTGGCATCGCGCGCGAGCAGGAGAACTGGAACCTGGGCATCGAGGCCAAGTGGCAGCAGTTGCAGGCGCAGCAGGCGCAGGCGGCGGCGGCCATGGCGATGGAGGGGAAGAAGCGTGACAAGCAGGTGTTCGACGCGCAGATCGAGGTGGCGAAGAAGCGCGCGGGGGAGATCGGCGGCAGCATCGATCTGCTCAAGAGCGCGAAGACGTTGCCGAACGGGAACGTGCTCCCGCCGGGCAGCGTCGTCGTTCTCGACGCTCAGGGCAACATCGAGATCCAGGGCACCGCGGCGGCGCAGGGTGCGGGCGCGCAGACGCAGACGATCTCCGGATTCAACGCCAAGGGCGAGCCAATGTACGCGCCCGGACAGCTCAAGACGAAGGAGGACAAGAAGGCGTGGGACGAGACCACCAAGGGCTATGCCGCCGTCAAGCGCGACCTCGCGATCATCAAGGAACTCCGCGACAAGCATGGTGGTGGCGAGATCATTACCGGAGCCGACACCATCAAAGCCAACGCTGCCGCCTGGCGCATTCTCGGCACGCTCAAGGGCCCCGCGATGCTCAACCTCGGCGCGGTCAGCGGTAGCGACATGCAGTTCCTGTCGAATCAGGTGCCGCTCGAGCCGATGGCGATCGGGTCGCCGTTCTACGACAAGATCGGCACGCAGCTCACCTCGTTCGAGGAGTCGGTCGACGCTGCGTATAAGCACGGTGAGGCGACGTTCGTGCAGGGGAAGGCCGGCGCGAACAGCGCGCTTCCGATCACCGCGCCGGTGAAGTGATGGCCGGCGTCCCCATCTACCAGAACAACGCCGCCATCTACTCGCCCGCGGGCGCGAGTGGCGACACACCGTTTGCGACGCCGGGCGGAGCGATGACTCCCGCGGTCGCGCCCGTCGGCAAGAGCGTCAACGTCGTCGACAAGGACGGCAAGGTGTTCGGGCTCGACGAGGCGTACCTCGGCCAGGCCCAGGCCCAGGGCTACAAGGTCGAGACCCCCGAGGCCAAGGCGATCCGGGAGTACGTCCAGGAGAACGCGGGGCTGGGCGGCACGGCGAAGGTGGCCCTCCATGGGTTCCTCGATCAGGCAACCTTCGGCGTCTTCGGCGCGGTCGACGAGCACGGGCAGAACGCGCTCGACAAGGCGAAGGCGGAGGCGCTCAAGCAGGACCACGCCGTCGCCAACATTCTCGGCCAGGCCGCCGGGTTCGGCGCGTCGATGTTCTACGGCGGCGAGATCCTGCAGGGTGCGAGCAAGGCCGGACGCGTGGCCGAAGCCGCGGTCATGGGGGAGCGCCTGCTGGGCACCCGCATAGCCGCCAAGATGGTGCAGAACGGCGTGCCTGCGGCCGAGGCTGCTACGCACGGCGTCGGGCTCGCGCGCAAGCTGCTGGCCAGCGGTGCCAAGTACGCCGCGGAAGGCGCCGTGTTCGCCGCACCGAAGGCCGTCACGGAGGCCGCGCTGGGCGACACCGACCGCGCGGCCGAAACGCTCATGTACGGCCTCGGCGGCGGAGCGGTGTTCGGGCTCGCGGGCGGCGTGGCGGGGGCCGTGGGCAAGGCCATGAGCTCGGGGGCGGGGGCGCTGCATGGGATGAAGGTGCCGGGCATGCCCTCGCTCGCCGCCAAGGTGCGGGAGTGGGGCGACGAGCAGGCGGTATCAGCGCTCGACCTTGGGAAGAAGTACGCCGACCGGCTGCGCGATCGAGGCATGACCTCGGACGCCGCCAAGCTGTTCCGCGAGTCCGGCGTGGGCGAGCTCGCCGGGGACGCCGAGGCCATCGCCGCCCGTATGGGCGAGTTGAAGTCGCAGACCGGCGAGAAAATCGGCGCCATCTACAAGGCCGCCGACGGCGCGGGGGCGAACGCCAAGACGACGCTCGAGGAACTCGCGGCGGCGATGCGGCCCGTGGTCGACGCCAAGGGCGAGGCACTCATCGGCAAGGTGGCCGCCAAGGAGAGCGTCGAGGCGTGGGTGGGCAAGGAGATCATCGGCCCGGTGGCGCAAGAAATCGGGCCCACCGGCGCGCTGTCGCTCGAGCAACTCCACAAGATCCGTCAGGCGGTAGACCGCGTGACCAAGTGGGACGCCGCACTCGACACGGCGGTCAACGAAACCCGCATGGACCTCCGGGGCCAGTTGACCAAGCTCATCGACGCCAAGCTGGACGCGGCGGGGTCGACGCTGGGGAAGGAACTGCGCGCGGAGCTCGCGCCGCTCAACCGCGAATACGGCCTGCTCTCCGTACTCAGCGACAACGCGGAGAACAACGTCGGGCGCGCGCTGGCCAACCGGCGGCACTCGCTGTCGGACTACGCGGGCAACGCGATCGGGGGCGTTGTCGGCGGGGCCATCGGCGGCGGCGCCGGAAGCGTGATCGGCGCGGGCGTCGGCGGCGTCATCAACAACCAGCTCCGCCGCAAGGCCCCTGCAGCGCTCAGCGGCGCCGCGCACACGGTGGCCGACTGGATGGAGCGGCGCGCCATGAGCGGCGTGCTCGAGGCCAACGCGCAGGCTGCCGAGCAACTCGCCCGCGTCCCCGCGCTGCTGACCGGCCTCGCCGAGAGCAAGACGGAGAAGGCGGGCGCCATCGGGGTCGACGCGGTGGTGTCCTACGCGCGCGCCATGAGCGGCGGCAAGCCCAAGGACGACGGCGGCGCGTACGACAGCGCCGGGCCCGAGCACGTCCAGGCGTTCACCCGTCTGGCCTCCGCGATCACGGAAATGACCTCCAACCCCGAACGCATGGGGGAGGCGGTGCGCAAGCTGACCGACCCCTTCGCCGCCGGAGCTCCAGGCATTGCCGCGCAGCTCGCGCTCAAGGCCCCCGCAGTGGTCAACCACCTGCAGGCCACGATGCCAAAGGCGCCGCCGCCGCAGGGCCTGTTCGCGCCGAAGCGACAGTGGGCGCCGACCGAGACGCAGGTTGCAGAGTGGGGGCGTCGGTGGGCGGTCGTCGACAACCCCTTCACCGTCATGGACCGGCTCGGCGATCGAACGCTCACCCGCGCCGAGGTCGAGACGCTGCGTGCGGTCTACCCGAAGTTGCACCAGGAGATGGTGGGTCGCGTGCTCGCCCATGCGCAGGACCCGAAGGCCAAGCCGCTGGCGTTCGGCGACCGGGACCGCCTGTCGCTGCTCCTCGGCGTCTCCGTCGACGGCACGGACTACGGCGCGTTCCAGGCCGTCTACCAGCCGAAGAAGGGCGCAGCGCCGTCGGGTGGCGGCGCCAAGGTCAAACCGCCACAGATGAACACGGAGACGCAGCGGCTGACCGGGTGACCGGCCACGCGCCAGACCGCGTGACTTGCACAGTTCAGGATCTTTCGTTAGGGGCCAAAGTGCTGAGAGTGACGCGTGAAAGCACGGCGGTTCGATGCGCGTTGGCAAGTCTCCTCTTGCGTGGGACACGGTCCAGAGTAGTTCGGCGACGTACCTCTCGAGTGGAGAGCCGCGGACCTCTGGCGATCTGAGCAACGCGGCGCTGTATTCGGCGCCGATTCGGCTCGATCACATCAGCAAGTACAGCATTCAGCTCTCCGTCACCGGGGCGGGGCCCACCGGCTCGTTCGTGCTGCAGGGGAGCAACAGCAACCCCGCGGACACGGGGACGGGCATGGTCCCGGGCGGTGACGCGAGCGCGATGGTCTGGACTCCGATCGCGGGATCGACTGCGACGTTCACGGTGGCCGACAACCACGTGTGGAACGCCGATGGTGTCGGCTACCGCTGGGTCCGTGTTGTGTGGACAGAGTCAGGAACTGCGACCGGCACTGTCGTCGGCGAGTTCGTTGGTAAGGGCGAATCGTAACAGGAGCATCAGATCATGCCGGAACTCTTCAACGCCGATGGTTCGCCCGCGACGGGCTACACCAAGCTCACCCTCGTCTCTTCGGACGGCACCTCGTCCGCGGCGGTCGACTCGTCGGACCTGAGCGCGCTCGGTTCGCTCTCCACCGTCCTCACCGGCGGCACCACGCCCGTCATCACCAGCGCCGGAGCCCTCACCCTCTGCGGCTCGAGCATCCCGCTCAAGACCGAGGCGGCCGTGCTCAAGCTCACGATCACCCCGGCGACCGCGAACCTGATCAACGCGGCGAGCGGCACGAGCCTCGCGCTGCAGTCGAACGGCACCACGCGGTTCAGCCTCGATGGCACCGGCATCGGCTTCTACGCGACCGCCCCGGCGGCCAAGCAGACCGTCACCGGGTCGAAGGGCGCGAACGCGGCGCTGACCTCGCTCATGACGGCGCTCAGCACCATCGGTCTCGTGACCGACAGCACGTCGTAGTCCGAACTCACTGAACGCCCGCTGGAACGGAGGAACGCAGCTCATGACGTGGACCGATCTTGGCCCCAACGCGGACATGGGCACGTTCCTCCGCACCATCTCGGTCGTCACCCCCACCGGCACCAGCGCCGACGCGGCGAACATCCAGGCGGCCGAGACTGCCATGGGCTCCGTCGGCCGCACGCTGGCGAAGCCCGGAACGTTCGCCGTCTCCACCGCAACGACCCTGCCGTCTCACTCGCTCGTCGAACTGCACTCGGCGACGCGCCTCGTCTCGACGGTCGACCAGCCGCTCGTCTACGTCACGCACTGGAACGGGATCTTCAACGGCTACAGCGACTTCAACGGGAACACCGGCACGCTCGCCAGCACGCCGACACTCGGCTCCCGCACGCTGTCGGTGACCGGCTTCGTTCCTGTCGAGGGGCGCGCGATCCAGGTGAGTCACACGGTCAGCGCGTCGACCTACGTGATCAAGAAGGTGACCGGCGCCGGGCCGTACACCGTCACCGTCGACCGCGCCCTCGTCTTCCCCTGGGCCAGCGGCGACACCGTGCAGGAGATCACGACGCTCGCGCAGGACATGCGGATCGATGGCCACGGCGGGCAGCTCCGCGGTCTCGGCGGACAGGCCGTCGAGTTCGCGCGCGTGTTCCGCGTGCGGGTGCGAGACACCCACTTCGATCCGACCGACGGCATCCCGACCGGCGCGGCGTTCGGCACTGACCTCGGGTGCTGGGAGTCGCTCTACGAGGACTGCTCCGCCGACCTGACCGGCGCCATGTCGGCCGCGGGTGCGGCCACCACGACGTTCACCGCTGACGCCTCGACGGACATCCTCACCACGGCGGGCCTCGACGACCTCAAGACCGGCAGCCGTGTGCAGGTGTCGACCACGACCACGCTGCCCGGCGGGCTGTCGGCGGCGACGAACTACTTCGTGATCCGCGTCGGCATCTCGACGCTCAAGCTCGCGACGTCGCTCGCCAACGCGCTGGCCGGCACCGCCATCGACATCACCTCGGCGGGCACCGGGACGCACACGATCACGCTCCAGAACGTCTCGCAGAACGCGTTCTACTTCCAGAGCAACGAGCGGTCGGCCTACTCGCGTTGCGTGGCGACGCGCGCGCCGATCGGGTTCGGCATCTACGACTGCTTCCAGACCGGCGCGGACAACTGCTGGGCGACGGACTGCCCGTCCTACGGGTTCGTCGTCGGCACGCTCTACGACACCACTGCCAGCCTCGGAAATTTCGAGTGCTGGATCCGAGGCGGCGGGGCGGTCTCCTGCGCGACCGGGCTATACGTCTTCGGAACGCGACGCCTCACGGTGTCGAGCTTCACCGCCAAGGCGTGCTCGACGTACGGCATCTACATCGACGTCGGCCCACACTCCGAGGTGACCGATGGGATCACGCTGGTCGGCTGCCAGACGCCGAACTGCGCGAAGGGTGTCTACATCAACACCGGCGTCACAGGCGCTGTCGTGCAGGGCCTCGACGTGTCGGGCTGCACCACCTACGGCCTCCAAGCGAACGCGGACGTCTTCTGCACCAACCTCGTGTGCAAGTCGTCGAGCATGGACGCCGTGGTGTACGTGCAGGGCTCCGGCCGCACGCGCCTGATCTCGGGCCTCATCGAGAACAGCAAGGCGGGCGGTGTTGGCGTTCTCTCCACGACCACGACCGACGTTCGAGACTACAACTGCAAGATCACCGGCGGCGGCGGCGCAGTCGCCTACAGCGCCGCGGGCGGCACGATGTTCCTCGAAGGCTGCTCGTGCACGGGCAGCACTGGCGGCAGCATCGGACTCAGCGTCGCGTCTGGTGCGGTGGCCACCATCGGCGCGAATTGCGACCTGTCCGCCTGTGAGTTCCCCATCCTCGTGGCAGGAGGCGGGACGCTCTACATGGTGCCGCAGCACGGGCTCGGCGCCGTCACCATCACCGGTGCGAACGTCACCGCCACGTGGGCGCAGTACCGGCCGAGCACGATCCGCACGTCCGGGGTCGTGACCGGGTCGCGGCGCGATCTGATCCTCCCGCACATCACTGGGCACATCTGGACGATCCGCTGCGACAATACCGGTACGGGCCTCGGCATCCGTGCGATCGGCTCCAGCGGCACGGGCGTCAACATCGCCGAGGGCACCGTGGCCCGCGTCTACTTCGACGGGACCAACTTCGTCACGGCTACCTGAGAGGCACATCATGGACAAGATCACCCAGTTTTTCGCCATCGTCGGCGCGTTCTCCGCGCTCTGCGGCCTCATCGCCAAGGCGCTCCCGCCGGGCAAGGCGCAGAGCCTCTTCGCGTGGCTCGGCACGCTGTCGGCACCCAAGGCGCTGCCGGCTCCTCCGGCCGCCGAGAAGAAGGATGGTGCGTCGTGAGCGAGGAGTCCACCAAGGCCGCCATCGAGGCGCGCGCGGCGGAGATCGCCGCCAGCCTCGGGCCCTCGACGCCCATCGGCGTGACGCCCGCGGAAGCGGCGCTGATCGCCGACATCCACGTCGCGCTCCCGAACCTCGAAGCCGCGATCGACGAGCGCATCCGGCAGCTCACGCCGTCGGGCGCCATCGTCGTCATCGACAAGGTGCGCGACCTGCTGCCCCTCGTCGGCCCGATCCTCACGATGCTCGGCCTCGGCCAGCACGCGGGCAAGGCCAGCGATGCGGCGAAGGTGCTGCGCGAGATCCTCGACCTCACCGACGGGCGGTGACGGCGTGCCCCTACTCCTCGACGCCCAGCTTCGCCCGGATCCACTCGCCGAAGGTCAGCGGGCCCTTGCCGTCTGCCTGACGCTCGGCCTGCCAGTCGAGCGCGGCCTGGATGCGTGCGGCGTCGCTGCTGTCGCCTCGTGGGCCGAGGGTGAAGTGCGCGGTGCCGTCGAGGAGCAGGGTGCACGCGTCGAAGGGCGGGGGCTTTGCGGCCATGACGCATTCTACCACGGGGTGCGGCGATGAGGGGCCACCGCGGCGAGAGCGTGCAGGTCCACCCCGAGCACAAAGGCGCGGCCATCGCCGTGCTCGACAAACACGCTTGCGTCGACGCGGCATCGGTGCGCTACACGGGCACGACGCTCTACTTCGCCGTCGACCTCGCGATGCTCCCCGTGGTCGACGCACCGGCCGTCTGCGGCATGAGCAAGGCGGACATCGAGCGGGCGATTGCGAGGCGGCCGTGAGCGCCGAAGCGTTGTCGCTGCCGTTCCCCGAGCCCGCGGGCCCGTCGGTCGTCGTCCACCACGGCGACTGTCTCGACGTGCTGCGCGGCATGGCTGACGCGAGCGTCGACGCGGTGGTGACGGATCCGCCGTACGAGCTTGGCTTCATGGGCCGCAAGTGGGACGCATCGGGCATCGCCTACAGCGTCGACCTGTGGCGCGAAGTCCTGCGCGTGCTGAAGCCGGGGGGCCACCTTCTCGCGTTCGGCGGCACGCGCACCTACCACCGCATGACCTGCGCCATCGAAGACGCGGGGTTCGAGATCCGCGACACGATCGCCTGGATGTACGGGCAGGGGTTCCCCAAGAGCCTCGACGTGTCGAAGGCAATCGACAAGGCGGCTGGGGCGGCGCGTGAAGTGGTAGGACCGTCGGCGCGACACGTGTCCGGCAAGGCCAACCAGCGCACGGCCGGCCTGCATGGTACATCGACGTTTGCCGAATCCGTCGGCATGGGCGCCACCATCACCGCCCCCGCCACCGAAGCCGCGCAGCGGTGGGCCGGCTGGGGCACCGCGCTCAAGCCCGCACACGAGCCCGTCACCGTCGCACGCAAGCCCCTCGTCGGCACCGTCGCGGCCAACGTGCTGGCGCATGGGACGGGAGCGCTGAACGTGGACGGGTGCAGGGTGGGGGCGAGCGGTGGAACCAGGGGGGTGGACTATGCCAAGTCCGGCCTGTTTGGCATCGGCGGCAAAGCAACGATCGAAGCGCTAAACGCCGGCCGCTGGCCCGCAAACGTCGTGCTGGACGAGGACGCGGCGGCGGTGCTGGATGCGCAGACGGAAGGCGTTGTGCATTCGGCGGGCGCCGCAAGAGTAGAGCCGGGTGGCGGCACGTACGATGGGTCTACCGGCATTGGCTTCGCTAAGTCCGGATCGGGCATCGGCGTGGGCTTGAAGGGGTTTCGCGTCGGCGACTCCGGCGGCGCCTCGCGCTTCTTCTACTGCGCCAAGGCGTCGAAGCGCGACCGCGGCAACGGCAACAAGCACCCGACGGTCAAGCCCACGGCGCTCATGCAATGGCTCGTGCGCCTCGTGACGCCCCCCGGCGGCACCGTGCTCGACCCGTTCGCAGGCAGCGGGACGACGCTGGTCGCCGCGAAGGCGGAGGGGTTCCACGCCATCGGCATCGAGCGCGAGGCGGAGTACGTGGCGATCATCAAGGCGCGGGTGGGGCCGTGACCATCCTCGCCTACGGCGCCGAGTGGCCGACGGTCACCCCGAGCGAGTCGGACGCCATCGACCTCGCGACGTTCCTGGCCATGATCGCTACCGCGCTCGCCCACCCGTGGGAACTCCTCGACGACGTCGCCCCGTGGCTCGCGGACAGGCTGGCGCGGCTCGTCGTGTGGGTGGACTCGAAGGCCGTCCACGTCGACTGGCTCACATCGTTCGCACCGCCGAGGGCAGCATGAAGCTCCGCGACCTCGTCACCGACCCGTGCGCCATGCTGGACGTGGCCCACTTCCAAGGCGCGTCGATCCCGTGGGAGGAGTGCGCGCATCTCGGCATCCGCGCCGTCGTGATCAAGTGGTGGCATGGCCCGTGGAGGAACCAACCCCTCGTCGCACAGCAGCAGTACCGCGAGGCGAAGGCGGCGGGCCTGTTGGTCGGCCGCTATGCGTGGTGGGTCCCGAACGCCAGCGTCGACGCCCAGATCGCGGCGTGGCTCTCCGACCCGTGGCCCGACGAGGATCTGCCGCTCTGCATCGACATGGAGGACCCGGCGCTCCCGAAGGGGCTGCCCACGCTGGCCGCCGCGGTGCATATCGTCGAGGTGATCGAGCAGGCCACCGGCCGGGCGCCGATCATCTACTCGGGCGCGTGGTGGGCCGACGCTTGGCTCGGCGCGCGCTCCCCCGAGCTCGCTCGCTGCCCCTACTGGCACGCGGCCTACCCGCGGAAGGCGGCGAAGGGAACGGACTACGTGGGCGCCGTGGCGGAGTGGCTCGCGCAGGACGCGCCGCGGCTGCCGGCGATCTGGGCGGCCGAGACCCCCATCGCGTGGCAGCTCGACGGCACCGACGACGCGACGGGCACGGGTGCGCTCCGGCTGCCGAACGACGTCGACGTCGACGTCAACCTCGCCGACCTGGTCGCGCTCCGCCGGCTCGTGCCCACGCACCGCGACACCGACCCCGCGCCCTTCGACCCGACGCCGCCCGCGTTGCGGCTCTCGCC